ATGCACTGTTCCCGCCACAAAGTATCTCTTTGCAGTACGCACCATCCCATCAGTCATCACGCATCTCGCTACGCCCTGCGTGACATTGTTGGTTATTTTTCCTGCATATATTTTAGTACGATCTTGTCCATATGTCCACTCTGTTTGATCTTTATTTGTAACCGGATCTTTGAAGCGCCTGATGTTGAGGTCAGGATACAACAGCTTCATGCCGGATGGCAGAACAATCTCCCCCCTGCGGTAAGTCAGGCATTTGTGCTTGTACTCCTTGCCCTTGTACAGCGACTCGTTGATAAGCTCTGTGTTAAGTCTCCAGAAGTCCACCACAGGTGTCGCCGTAGCTCTGTACTTGTCGATGATGGCCTTGGATGCTAGGCAGTGGATGACTAGCTCCTTGGTTGTACAGGTGTGCGGTATCTCTTGGAGCTTCTCGACGTTCACGTCCCAGTCAAGGAACTTCTGCGCGGCCTGCTGCGTGACCCCCAGCTTCTTCGCAAAGCCCAAGTCGTAGCGTTGTGGAGGTGCCCCGAGGAATCCCGTGAGGAGTTGAGAAGCAAAAGCCGCCCAACCAAGACCGTATCCGCAGCCAAGCAACGCGCTCTTCGCAGATTGCCGAAGGTCAGGGTGAGACTCTTTACTAAGGTTGGGTATGTTAAACATCTGCGCACCGAACGCGGCGTAAGGGTCACCACCGGCCCTGAAGATTTCCAGCATGTCTTCGTAGTCTGAAAGCCATGCGAGAACTCGTGGCTCAATCTGCGATAGATCGCCGACGACGAGTTGGTGGCCAGCGGGAGCCATAATCGCTTCGCGTAAGAACGAGGGGCGTTCTTTTGTTCCGCGCTTGAGGTTCTGCATGTTGATGGCCGAGCCCTTGCTTGCTGTCCACCGGCCAGTCTGCGCACCGTAATAGGAGAGAGGTACTGGTAAGGCTCCACGTTTACTAATGTCGAGGAATCTCTGAGCCCTTGTACGCTCGGTGGTCGACTTAACCCTAAGACGCGCTTCACAAAGAAGGGCAACGTCCTCACGTTCACCGTTGAGCAACGCCTGAAAGAGGGCATCGCTCTTAGCCAGCGCAAGTGTTTCTTTCCCGGTAGTCTTACTGATCTTCTTTGGGGGAGCCACACCGAGGGTCTCAAGTAGTGCTGCAAACTGTGGGTTCGACGCAAGTGCAGTTTCGTCCACGCCGAGCTTCTGTAATAGTGCTTCACGATTTTCTTTCTCCTCTAGTATGGCGTCCGTCAGCATGTTGGGGTCAAGCTCAAGGCACGCACGGGTGTACATCTTCAGCGTCATGTCAATCAGTCGGAGTTCCTTGGACGGGTATCCAGCGACCAAGCGTGTAAAGATTCGTTCGCATAGATATACGTCGTGTTTGCAATAGTCTGCAAGTTCAGATTCCAAGACCTCGTCCAACTCGGCCACACCATTGGTGCTGTGTACGGCTGTCCCTTTGGCGGGAAGATCAAAATCGATCGCAAGTTTGGCGAGACTGTTGCCAACCTCAACGCCTCGGAGAGCTCGCGCCATTGATAGCGTGTCGAAGATGAAGGCTGGATGTACATCGTAGACCCACTCCATAATGGATACATCGAACTGTGCGTTATGGGCAAGCACTGCGGTTCGTCCCCAGTCGACCCCATCAAGGTACTCACGTAGCTCTGCATCTCCAAACCATCTAATTGGCTCTCCGCTTCCATAATCATGGACGCATGCACCGAATGCCTTAAACTTCTCATGGCGTATGTACTCCTCGGTTGTCATCTTGCTAAGTGTGTAACCTTCCTTGGTGTCCCAGTAGGTTTCGAAGTCGATCGTGATGATCTGTTTATAGGGGGCCGACATTTTTCTCCTTGTTATTCATTAGCTCAGCCCAGTTATGGCCTGAGTCCCAACCATCTTTAAATCCCGCAGTCCATGCGCGATCCCATGCCTGACACCACAGCTCGTAGTAGCCGCCATACAGTGGGAAACCTTTGTCAAACAAACCATGCTTAACCAGATGCTTCACATCCTTGCGCTTGATGAACGCTTCCCATGCCTTGTCACGGGCTGTGTTGTAGATGGGTATGTCGTCAAGTAGTCCTTTGGTCATGTGTTCTTCTCCTTGAGTTTGGCTTCAATGGCGTCGTAGAAAAGACCCCATCCATCCATGCTGTGTTCTTTGTAAAGCGCAAGCTGCTCTTCAGCCGTCAGCCCTACCCACGGGCGTTCAATGATGTCATGCCCAGCTTGCGCATAGGCTTCGGCTCGCCATCGGGCGGCTCGGTTTCTGTGGTACTCACAGTTTGGGCAGTCGTTCATGCTTGCCCCCTGTTGCGAATCTTCTCCACGTACTCATGCAAGAGCCACGGCTCGACCATCTCGGCAATCGCCTCACGCTCATTGAACGCTACCAGTTTGACCAGACCCTCAAACTTCTCGATGTCCTTGTCGCTGGCGTGTCTGATAAAGCCAAGCCCTACCTTGTCTGCAAGGTTAAATAGTTCTTCGTGTGTCAATTAAAGTTCTCCTTGGGTGGTGCGTCTAGGACGTTTAGAAAGCCGAAAAAATCGTTTGCCGCCAACATGAGTTGCGACGCCTCCATCTCATTACAGTTTAGGGTAACGACTCCTGCGACATTGTCTTCAGCGCGTCCAATGATGAACACGCCCTGTGCCTTACCTTGGCCATAACACATCACGATCTTGTGAATCAGTAATCTGAAATGGTGCTGCTCCTCATCCGACATGGCGTCAACCCTGCGTTCGAGTTCTTCCTCTGTCATTGAGAAGTCACCGTGTACGTAACTCATTTTGTTTCTCCGTCAGTAGTAGTTCCAAGTCAGGGATGTTGTGCTCACGGGCAATGAACACAGTACCGCCTGCATTGAGAACAGCGTTAAGCTCCCTGTCCTGTAGCGCAGTGGTCTGCCCCTTGCCTGCCTTGCACTCGATGGCGATGAAGTGCCCATCCATACAGCCAATGATGTCAGGTATCCCTGCACGGCCAAAGCCGTTAGCAGGGGGCATGAAGTGGTAGATGCCTAGCTTGTCAAGCAACAGCCGTACCGCCTTCTTTACTTTCCACTCAGGTGTTTGTGACATTGTGTACCTCAGTCATTGATCTCTCTCCTTCGGTTTAAAAATATAGCGTCAGCAGGGTTGCGTACCCGTTCACGCGATCTCCTGCCAGTGTGTTCTGGTTTTGGACAGTTCGCAGGTACGTCAACGACAACCCAAACGGCGGCCAAAGTGTTGCGGTAAGTTGCGTTCTCCCACCGATCTACATACACACCAAAGACGCTCTCCAGTGATTTGTTGACAGAGCGAACGTCTATGCCAGTAAACTTAGCTATATCGCTTGACTTCAAACCATCGGGGTGTCGTTTGAGTAGCTCACGAATGATGTTGTGATTACTCTTCACGTTTCAGATCCCTTTCTTTTTCTTTAGTCGTGGTGTGTTTAAGTGTTCCTGCGTGTTTGTTTGGCGACGGTTCTTTGGCACGGGTGTATGTGCCAAACTGTTTGTAGCCTAGGTCTTCTTCGCTCTTGAGCTGATTGCTTGGGTTACGCGCACGAAAGTACGGGTCTTTCAAGAAGATGCTAGGGCGATCTACTAAGCGCAACTCATCCCACGGGTTGAGCGCGCCTGTTGGTTTGTTGTCTTTCAAAACAAAGCATCCTTTTTCTGTGTCATATTTAATCAGGTCAAGCACTTTCATCCTCGGCCTCCTCGGTTACAGCCGTGAGTGTGCAGTTCTTGACCGCCTCTTGTATCTGTTCACGGCTCCACAGGCACATGTACCTGTCGTCAAAGCCGTCCAGTATCTTGAACAGTGGGTCGTCTGGGAAGTTGTACGGTGCACGTAGCAGGTCGATGTACCTGAAGTCTCCCGTGGCAATGTCTTTGTTCTCAAACGGCTTCTTGTCGTTGATGTGCGTGGTGGTAAACAAGTACTCGATGCCTGAGTCCAAGAAGTTCACAAGGATCTGGTACGTGTCAGCGTAGGACATATGGAACAGGAAGTCACGGCTAAGCATCAGGTCTGCAAAAGGGTAGTCGTCCTTGACCAAGTCCATCTTCATGAACTGCATGTTGGTCTTGTCCTTGTACTTCTCTTTCAGATCATCGATCATCACCTTGACGATGTCACCGCCTGTGTAGTTGATGTCGGTCTCATCCAGCACCTTGGCCATCCAGTTCAAGTCACCGCAAGGCGCATCGAACACGGACTGTATAGCCAGCAAGTCAAACAGCTTGGGCAGTTCGGCACGAAGCCTCTCAGTGTACTTGAGCGTAGACGATGGGCCGCTTACGCTCTCCTTGTTGCCCCAACTGTTTTGCTTGTAGATGCGGGTGAACGTGCCCTCCATGTCCTCCCAACGTGCACGCAGGGCATACGGCCTGATCTCTCGCTTCTTGTAGTCAAGTCCTGAGAACTCGATGAAGTCATCAAGAGACCTAGCGTAGCCCACGCCATAGATACCCAAGGGCGCACCTTGCAGGATGGCCAGAGCACGGGAGCGCGAGCGCTTGTCCGCATCGAACCACCTTGTCGCACGCTTCTTGTCGAAGTCATCCGTCCAGTGCTTGGATCGGTAGCGTGTTTTGGGATCGTTGTCGTACAGGTGGTAGATGGGCATATCAGGGGCATGGAAGATGTCCCACCCACGTGTGTATGCACGCAGAGACAGCGTCTGCTCTTCGCCATGGAAGTAAAGCCATGGGTCGTATGGGATCTCGAACACAAAATCCCCTGGTGCAAGCAAGAAGCCAGCGCCTATCTGAAAGCCCAACTGTGGTTTGTCCGTGTCAACTGGCGTTGTCCTGAACTTAATCACGAGGTCGTGCTCTTTGAACTTGGCATCCTTGGCCGCGTTGTGGCACAGCGCACCCTTGATCTGCTCCTTGATGGTGGGCTTGTCGTTCTCCAACACAAAGGGTTTGGGGTATCCCGATATGATGGGCTTGCCGCTTATCTCAAAGCATTCCTTCATGGCAAGCAGCATGGTCTCGTCCCAGTCTTGATCGAACATCATGTGTGAGTCAATCTGTAGGAACCAGTCCTCGCCGTTGTAAAGCGTCATGGCCAAGGCTCTTGCCCAACACGCACCTCGGGACTCGAGGGGGCTGATGCCAAGGTAGGCCACTTGCTTTTGCAAGAAGGATGGCACAGCAAAGCGTGCTTCTGTGTAGTTCTGCTCAACGATACCGAACCGCACGCGGTCTTTGTGCTTGGCCTTGGTGTAGGCTTCGCGCACAGTATTCTCAAGCAGCTTGTCACAGAACGATGCGATGCTGATGAAGATGGTTGCACTCATGCAGTTTCTTTCTGCTCAAACAGAGCCTTGAACTCAGGCCAATCGGGGCGCCTGTATTCCCAGAAGTCTACGTGCTCGGGGTGAAGCACCACGAACACACGCGCAAGGTCAGGGGCGTTGTCGTTACCAATCTTGAACACACCGCTGATCTCACGCACATTACTCTGGTGAACAAGCACCTCCACGATCGTGCGTGCTGAGTAGTGGTCGCGCCCCATCTCTATGAGCCTGAGTGCTACACGCTCAAACGCCTCGACCACGTGCCAGTTGTCGACGTACCAGTCCTTCTCCTTCTTGAAGAACCTAGGCTTGTCGTCAATGAACTTACTGAACTTCTCCAGTGGTGTCATGGCTGTACCCCCAGTTTATCTAGCGCAACCTTGAGTCCGGCCAAACCGCCTACGCGTTGGTCGCCTATGAATATCTGAGGCATCTGCCTAGCATCGGGAAACTCTGCCAATAGGTTTTTCAGGCGGTCGCCCACCTCGACGTCAACGTCTGCGTACTTCAGCCCTACGCTGTCTAGTACGAGCTTGGCTGTCGTGCAGTTGGGGCAGTTAGCCTTGGTATACATGGTGATGTGTAGGTCTTTCATTTGACTTCTCTTTCTTTAAGCATAAGGTCAGCCATGATGTATGCGTCTAGTGCGATCGTTGCGGGTTTACCTTCAGGATCGAAGACTTCATCAGGATCGAATATCAGTTCGGTATCGTAGTCCCGAAGGATGGCTTGCATGGCCTTGGCAGCAAAGTAGTCGCGTAGTGATATATCCATCTCAACCTCCAAACATCTGCTTCAAGTGAACATACAAGTCATGCGCTTGGTACACAGTCATGTCCTTCAGGATGTCCTGTGGGTCGCGGTTACGCACAAGGGACACGAAGCGTTTGGGCTGTGTCGTGTGCAGTAATGGCTCAGAAGCCATGGGCGTATCACCAGCCTCTATCTTAGCCTTCAGTAACGCGCCCAGTCCTGTCGTACCCTTCTTCTCGTACTTGCGCTTGGGTGCATTGTTAGCTTCTTTCTGTAGTGCCTTGAGCGACTTGATCGGTCGGTACTCGGTGATGTCTGCATAGTACAGGCCGTTGGATGCGTGGATCATCTTGTTGCGTGCCATCTGTGCGATGAGGCTCGAGGTTGATGCGGTGTTGTACCCTTGATGCTCGAGCGCTTGGATGATCTCTTTGCGGGTTGAGCCGGGGTTGTTCTTGATGTAATCAAAAGACACACGAGAGATGTTGTTCTTGATGGGGAAGAGTTGGGTTTGCATGGTTGTTGTCAGGGTAGTTCCCTGAATGTTTTGAGAAGGTGCGGATAAAGAGTTGTTGATAGTAGTTGTCACAGGACAAGGAGGAACGGGGACACTTGTCCCCTTATCATCGTCATCCCATTGTTGTAAGGTTTTACTGAGCGCAGATTTAAGGGCGGTTTGGATGTCAGGCATTTGGGTTTCCTCCTTGTAGTAGCATGACGATAACAATAAAAGCAATGAGTCCGATGGACTGTATTGTGGTGAGGGTGAGATCATCCATCCCTTGCTTGTCGCCAAGCAGTACGCCCTGTATCCAGTCGGACTCAGGCGTAGATTCAGGGGGAGGTAGGGTATAGAGCAGGCCGATCTTGACCTTGCCCGTATCGTAAGGCGTGTGGTTCATTATGTTCTCCTTGAGTTAATATTATTTGTACAGAGTTGGACAGAAGTCAATAGGGTCTCCAATAAAAAAGATCAGTAATTAAAACAATTACCGCAACTAAAAGTATTACTCTCTCTAGCTTTTCCCATGGTGTCATCATTCTGCTTCTCCTTCTTCTGATTCGGGCGTGATGCCCAGCCTATACATCACATCCAGTAGCAGGATGTGTACATCTTCGATGGTCTCGAATGTGTGGTCTGATGGATCCATCAGGTACTCGCGCAGGTCTGCCTCGATACAGCGCAGGTGTAGCGCAATGCTGCCGTCTTTAACTTTCATCTTCTTCTCCTTGGTTGTCTTCGGCTTCTTCCTCAAGCCTTGCTTGCTCATCTATCTTGCGTTGGTACTCGGCCAGTAGGCCATCGTAGTAAGCGTCTAGTCCTTGCATTTATTCCTCCATTAAAAATGTGCCGTTGTGTACACAAGCGGTAAACAAGTTCTCGTCCGAGTAATTCTTGAACCCCGCGAACCCATGCAGTTGGATGTGCCTGAACACCTCCCTCTGTTCCGCAGGTTCTCTGTCAAAGAACCACTCCACCTCGTAGTCAGCGCAGGCGTTGACCATCTGTGTCTTAGTTATTGCAGTCATTTACTTTCTCCTTTGTTGTGTAGCTGTATAGCTGTGATAGATATAACCAAACTCAATCTTGCCCACTAGGGCTTCGGGTATCCAAGTTCTGCGTCCATCCTTGTACTGCCTGAAATGTCCGCGTCGCTTGTGTTGTCGTGGGCTGTTACGCCCATTGCCTGTCGCCACGATGTCGTGGTCTTCAGGTCTAGCAGTCACATCAATAACCTTCCACTCGAACAAGGGGTGCTTGCCTTTGCGGATACGCTTACTGTTGGACGGCGATGCGATGGGTTTGTACACACGGGTTCTCTCGTGCATATCCATAGCCCTACGCATGTACTCTGCATACTGATGGCTGGCCATTGAACTCCATATTTGATACAAATAGCGCATAGGAGTAAGCCCTTCTTCGGAAGGCTCCATCCCTTTATCTCTCAACGCTTGTATGAAGCTCTCGGCGGTTTGGTTTGATGGCAAAGAAAGAAACTGCTCTTTGCCTGTACTGCGTATTGCCCCTACATCACCATTCCTACCACGCAAACGCATAATCAGCGCACCATCGCCACGCTCAATGGTTATGCTAAGCGGTGCGGGTTGCTTGTCTTGATACCGAACTAGCCCCATCTGCTCAAAGGGTAGCATCAGATCAGCGGGGTCAGAGCTAAACAGATCAGGGATAGCGTCCATCACCTTATCGTACACAGCGTCATCCATCGTAGAAAAGTCACCGAGGTCAACCCATGTGTAGTCCATCGGGTCGCCTTCGGTGTACACATTCTTGACCGCTTGCATTATGTTGGGGGTCATTTACTTTCTCCTTTTAAATGTGGGTCACAGTGACCCGCTTATGCTTCACAGTGAATAGCATCGAACAGTGTGCAGAGCACAGTTGATGCGTCGTAGGCTCGGGCCATCTGCTTGGCCTCTTCTAATAAATCGTCAGTCAGCTTGCGCTTGTCTAGGAACTTGACAGCAAGCATCGGGTCTTCGGGGTACACAACCTCGGCGATGTACTCAATCAGCTCATCGAACTGGCCAACCTGTGCGTCATACAGGCAGTCATACAAGCGCTCGGTTGCGAAGTACTCATCGTCATCGTACCAATGGTCACTCTGCACAATCTTAGTGTCCTTGTCGTCCTTGTACACGCCATAGCTTGACCACCACGCAGTGTCATACTTGTATGTCTTGTAGTCAGGCACAGTGGGGTCACGCTCAGTAGGCAGGGCATCCCAGTCAACCTTGGAAGCAGCAATGGCAAGCGCAGCAAAGTGCACGATGTCTAGGTTCTCTCGGTCACCATGCTCGTTGTAGTAGCCCACGCTGATGTTGGTGCACTCGGGTATGTCATCGGTAAACTCTGCGGTATCCGTGTACACACCTGTGTCATCGGGCGAGTACATGAGCAGGTCATTGTGCTGATTGAGCGCAGAGGCAAGGGACTGGCAGAAGTTGTCAGACGCACAGCGACCCATGCCCTGGTGACTGATGACACTGTCGATACCTCGCCTGTCAAACGCAATGGCACGATCGAACTGCTTGAGCAGGGCTGAGTTGTTGTTGGCTATGAACTTAGCACCGATGCCACCGCACTCCTCGCCTTGGCTGAAGATGTAGTAACCCGCTACGCCTGAGTGGATCAGGTGCATGAGCATGGCACAGCCCGCACCATCGTCAGCACCGAGAGGAGCGCCGTTGGCATACCAGTGGGTCGCAGTCTTCTTGATGAGGTTGACGCCTGTGTCCTTGTGTACTGTGTCAACGTGTGCGATGAACAGTGTCTTGCTACCCTTGACTCTGTTATCAACGTGCAAGTTGCCCGCACCATCGACATGGGTGAATGACTTGAGTTCAGCAGGCAGATGCTCGAACAGCCATGCGGTGAAGTTGGATACCTCGTGTGTCTTGTGCGGACGTTTGCGGGATAGCGCACGTTCAAGTGTGCGTACGATGATGGGTTGTATTGTTTGTTTTGATTTACGTTTAGCCATGATTGTTCCTTAGATTGTTTCTGTTGATGATTGTGGCAAGCCGAGAAGCTCGTTGCTGAGTACTCTGCGTACACTCGTACGCATCCAGTCAGCGCCTTGCGATTGGACAAAGCCGTTTCGATATGAACGATTGGTGCTAAATATGAGGTCGTTGTGCATGATGGTCAGGCTGTAAGTTACACGCTGTCTGAGGTGGTCATACTCCTCAACTAGCGCACACTCATTGAGCATCTCGATGGTAAGGACGGTGCTTGGCTTGGCAACGACAGGGGTAGTGGCGACAGGCTCAACAGCCACGGCAGTATCGCCATCGTCCTCGGCATCGTCTGTCTCGGGTGCATTGTCCTTGTGGTAGCGCTCGCCCTTGATCTCAACCCAGTCGGTGCAGTCATCGGTGTACCAGTTGCATGACGTAACGCAC